GGAATCCTCAACAATGAGCACGAATGATGTCAAGATTATTGATTCCGAAGGTCGTACATTCGAGAGTGATACTCAGGCATGGGCTGCATTGAAAGATAATATTCTTTTGAAACAGATTCAGCCAGGATTGCCTGTTACCGGGGAAACCGTTTTTGATGTTCCTAAAGGGATTGATGCAACATTGCAGGTTACCGATGGAGGATGGACTACGGAGCCGGTTAATATTACTCTAGGGACTATTCAGTAATTATTCTCTTTTTTATTTCTTTTTTAGAGGTGTGTGACATGATGGATATAATAGATCTGTGGCTCATTGGTGCGGATTACTATCAAATTGGGTTTGACGAGGAGTCAAGAATATACAACGATTTTGCAGATGGGATTATAGATTTAAACAGGGATGGGATAGAACCCGTTAGATGGATATACCCAATGTAACTTTTTTTAAAAGCGGTTTTTTCTTTTTTAATAATGGGTTTACTATACAAAAGTATTTATTTTTTAACGTGTATTTTTATATATAACTGTTTTATGACGTTAGATTATGCCCCCTATATCAAAAATTATCAAATGTGGCCTAGAATCAAGAACAAGAGAACTGTATAAGGCCCGTGTTCCTTATCAACAGATAGCTGACACGTTATCTGACGAATCGGGATATAATATAACAAAAGCGATGGTATTTCAATACCTCAAAAACGATTCTAATTTCACGGCTGAACTCGTTGAAACAAAAAAGAAATTAGGGGTAAAGGTCGCAGAAGCGGAGATCTCCACAATCGAAGGGCGATTATCTGTAATAGATAAATTGGTGCAAGTTTTTGAGGTAACGGATTCAAAACAAGATATGTGTATGATATCAAGAGAAATTCGGGAACATTATGATAGTTTGGATAAGAGGATTGGAAAGCTCACAAACAACCCGCAAGTTACAATTAACAACATCCACGCTTTAAATACTCTTTCAGACGAACAATTGATTGAAATTATTAACAGTGAATAAAACAGTCACCATATTTATAAACACGTAGTACCATATGTAGTATCTATGGTAGTAACCCACCTTCGTATAGTTCCCCCGGATAAGGTGTATGTTTATATCCCTTCTTTTTTACGTAAGGATTTTGGTATAACCAAAGATAGCGTTCCAGATCTCACTAAGGAAAATGGGAAGATAGTAATTACTTTTAAGGACACCGGTGATTCACGGTGAAAACCTGTATAAAATGTGGATTTGTAGGGGATGAAGCCGAGTTCACACCTAGGGAATATTTGTGTAAGCCATGTAAATCTAAACGTAAAAAGGAATGGGATCTAAAAAATTCAGAGCATGTTAAGAATTATACTGAAAAATATAGAAAAGAAAACAAGGAGCGTAGATCTAAAAGTAAAAAGGAATGGGTAATCAAAAATACAGAGCATGTTAAAGCTTATGCAAAAAAATATAGAGAGGAACATAAGGAGCATAAACTAATTACATCGAGGGAGTGGATAGCAAAAAACATTGAACATGTAAAGAGAAAAAACAAAGAAAAGTATGCAAAAGACCCCGCTAAAGTAAAAGCAGCACATGACCTATGGGCAAAACAAAACCCTGAAAAAATCGCGCAATATTGCAAAGAATACCGAGAACGACATAAAGAGAAAGTCGCAGAAAGGGACAGAGAAAAGCAACGAGCTTACAGACACACTCCCAAAGGGAATGCAAATATGCGTAAGCATAATCATGCTAGAAGGGGCCTAGGTCACAATCCATTAAATGAGTTTTTTATGGATTCCGAGGAGCACCATTTAAGATATAGCAATAGCGCGGAAGATAAAGACAACGATATGACCATTTATGTTCCAAAGGAGTTACATAAATCAATCAGACACAATGGAACAACTGGAAAAAACATGCGTGAGATCAACATAGCATGTTTAGAGTGGTATTTTGCCAATACATCCATCGAAAATAGAAATAAAAAAGCAGTTGATCTTTATTTAAAATATTGTATGCTTCCAGAACCATTGTGGGGGCGTGAAAACGTTTCAGTATAATTTATTAATTATGTTATATATAATTAAAGTGTATGGATTTACAAAACAGTGAGATAAGTAAGAAAGACGCTGCAAAAAGATTATTATCCAGAAGGAAAGCTAGAGCTAATCTTTTAGATTTTACTATTTTTACAAAACCTGATTATAAAGTAAACTGGCACCATCGTTTAATATGTGAAAAGTTAGACGAGTTTATATATGGTGAAAACAAGAGATTAATTATTTCCTGTCCCCCTAGGCATGGAAAAAGCGAACTGGTGTCAAGACGTTTCCCGGCTTACATTCTTGGACGAAAACCAGATTGTAAAATAATTGCATGTTCGTATAGTTCAGACTTGGCTTCTCTTTTAAATCGTGACGTTCAACGCATCATCGATTCCCCGGAATATATAGAATTATTCCCAGATACCCGTTTAAATTCCTCAAATGTGCGGACAACAGCACAAGAAAGTTATTTACGAAACTCTGATATTTTTGAGGTCGTTGGACACGGTGGAGTTTATCGTTCGGCCGGTGTAGGGGGAAGCATTACAGGGATGGGGGGGAATATTTTAATAATCGATGATCCTTTCCGTAGTCGTGCGGACGCGGAAAGCCCGACGATTAGGAAAAAAACATGGGAATGGTATACATCAACATTTCGTACCCGTAGACAGAAAGGAGCATCTATTTTAGTTACGGCTACTCGCTGGCACGAAAATGATATATCTGGAATGTTGTTAGAATTAGCTGAAAATGACCCAAAAGCCGATCAATGGGAAGTTATAACCCTCCCGGCTATATCTGAAGAAGAACTGGAACCTTATGATATAAGAACTGCCCAGGGTCAAGCCCTGTGGCCCGAAGAATATCCAGAAAGTGATTTACTCACTACAAAAGCGTCCTTAACAGTTTATGAATGGCTTTCTCTCTACCAACAAAGACCAAGTGCAGCAGCCGGAAACCTAGTTAAAAGGGAACAATTTAAATATTGTACACTCTCGAATGGTATACTAGATCTCCATGAAAAACAGTATCTTTTATCTCAATGTCGAATTTTTCAAACATGTGATCCAGCGGCTTCCACAAAAACAAGTGCCGATTATTTTGCCCTTGGTACGTGGGTTCAAACTCCACAAAATGACCTTGCTCTAGTCGATTTAGTTCATACTAGATTAGAGACCCCAGACCAAGTAGCACTGTTTAAACAGCAATACCTTAAATGGAAACCGGTTACGCAATGGGTAGCTACCCGAGGACTCGGTTTGGGTTTGTTCCAAACTCTCAAAAAAGAAGGGCTCCCGGTAGACGAAATCCAAGAAGATGTTGATAAAGTAACTCGGTTTATCCCCGCAGCTACTAGAATTGCAACAGGCACTGTGTATTTTTTATCAAATGATGAAAATAAACGAGACCCCAACACCAATTTTTGGCTACACGATTACGAAGCTGAATTATTAGGGTTCCCGAATGCAGCACATGATGACATGGTTGATGTGACTTCTCTAGCAGTACAGGTATTAATTGATCGGCCGTTTGGAGGAAAGACTGCAAAATATCCAACACCCGATGGCAACAAAAGAAGGACTAGCATGTGGGAAACATCAGAAATCCCATCATTTTAATTAATTTTATATATTTAAATAAATAATTACTTACTATGACTGATAAAAAGAATATACCAACGGAACTTGCAAGAATTATGTCTGAAGGCGGCACGACACAACGAAATATCGGAGATGCATTTGGTGTGTCTCAAGCTACGATATCAAGGAAAATTAATTCGGATAAAAAGTGAATATTATTTATTAAATTGATTTTTTAGTTTATTTGGAGCATCACCCTTAATAGCTTCTCCACTTTGATTAACCGCTACCCAACCCCCAGGTTCTATATGTTCCCTTCTCGGAATAGTGTCAATATCACAACGACATGCCGGATGGCAAGGAACCTCTATATTATCTGGCATTTCTATTTTCTCAAGTTGTTCTTCTGTAAATTCCGGCATATCAAATACTGGATTACTTGACGCTTCATGCATGATGCTGGAATCAATAAACTTGTGGATTTGGTTAAGTTCGTGATCGGTAAAAAATTGTTCAGTCATTATATTTCCTCAGCCCCTAACTCCCTTAAATAAGGATATAACTTTTCTTCTGCGCAAGAATGACATAAATCTAACCCAAAATATTTATTCACGGCACGATCTTCAATGTTATCTGCTGTAATGTCTATATCTACTCCAGATTTTGTAATCTCTTTCCCGCAGGAATCACAGAATATTTTCTCAAGCTGTTTCTCCGTGGTAGTGATATCTTTATATTGACGCATGTTTCCCTCTTTGCACTCTGATTATACTTCATGAGTGCTGCTCACTAACCTCATATTAGCTTTTAACCGTTTCTGAATAAACCGGAAGTTCATTTGAATTATTAATTATCGTTGGTGTTTGTAGTACCCCATAAATAGCATTGTGAATCTCGGATAATTGCTTTTCATCTTCTATGATTTGGTCAATTGATTTTTTCATTGCTTGTCATCCCCTCCACTCTTATGGAATTTT